TCTTATTTATTATTTATATTATTTAAAAAATAATCTTCTATAATTTCAGATAATTCAAATCTTAATTTTTCAGATAATCTAATTCCATTTAATTTAGGCAAACCACCATTATAATTACAATTATATAATTTGTTATTATATTTAACTTTATACTCTGTATAAAATTCATACATTTTACTACTTAATATTTTCATTTCTCTTTTAGTTTTTAATTTATATTATTTATTACTTTTCTTATTATTTATTACTTGTATATACCATTCAGCAAAAAGTCTACCTGATTTGCTACTATCTTGATAACTTCTTGAAGGGATAAAATCTTTAAAATCTATATACTCTGATTGGTCGATAGTTAATTTACCAAATTGATATTTGTTTTTAATACCTAATTCATCAAAAAGTTCTTTTATTTTATATAGGTTAGGCATACGAACTTCGTTACCTCTTTCATTTTTTTCACCTAATGACTTTGCTAATAAATCGTTATATGTTTTTAAATTTTTCATTTCTCTTTTAGTTTTAATTATTATACAACAAATATATATAATATTTTTTATAAAACAATAAAATATTTAATAAACTTTATTAACAAGAAATTGTTAATATCATAGCTCCATAAGTAGATTTATGGGGAGCTTACCATTATTTAAGACTACACCACAACCTATAGCAGGTTTTTTACCATACTTAGCATAAGCCATAGCATAAGATTCGTGATTAATACCACAGCCTACCTGCATACCAAATACTCTAAAGTTCTGCCCTACATAGTGTTCACAATAAGCCTGTGTATGTAAATGTCCTTGCACAGTATTCATCATATCTGCTCTACATTTAGTCCTTGCAGTACCCCCCTCTCCGTGTAAATACTGCACTCCATCTTTAACATATCTTTCTACAAAATTCCAATTAGGAACTTCTAATACTTCTTTGTAACTTTTAATCCATTTACTTGGGATTGCTGAGGTTTGAGCTTTTCTCATTACCATTCTATCGTGGTTTCCTATGATTACAGTAGCTCTTGGGAACTCTTTATACCACCTTGCTATCCTTTCTATAGCTAATTCTAACTCTTGTTTACCTGAATATTCAGCATCTATATTTACTTCGTGGAATGAGCTATAGTGGTTATCCAAACAATCTCCAATAAATACTACTTCTGTACAGTCAAACTGTTCATATTTAGATACACAAAATTCTAAGTATTTATCTAAACAAAATGGTTCGTGTAAATCTCCTATTACTAAAACATTATTTACTACACCACCCTCAGAAACTCTCATTTCTTGTATTAAGTCGTGTTCTGTTTTAGTTAATCTAAGTCTATAGTCTTTTTTGATAATTTATTTTTTAAGTTTCTCAACCGATCTACCACCAAAGTATGCCCCAATAATAGTTATTAAAACTAATTGTAGTAAATCTGTCCATTTTTCTTCTACCTGAAAGGTAATACTACCACTATCTATGAATACAAGTAGCATAGTACAAGCAATAGAAAATACCAATACAAGAGGTCTTACATTTTTACTTAGCCAACTATCGCTATTCATATCTGCTTCCCATCTTTCGCTTACATTCTTCTCTACCTCTACCTGATGATTTACCATTAATTCTTTAATCTTTCTTTTAGCCTCTAATTTTTCTTCTTTAGATGTGCTTAGATTGTCTAATACACCCCCTACAGATTCTACTAACTTATCTGCCCCTCCTCCGAATATTGTTTTTAGTATTTTCATAATCCCCTTTCTATTGTATGGTATTTATATTTTGTTCTTCCGTTTTCTTTATACGCTTCAAGTAAACTCTTTCTGTTGTGTTCGTGATTATAGCTAATATGAATCCAACTAAACTCAAACTCATTTATCATTTGGTCAAATGGTAATCCTAATTCTATAACCTTATCCCAAATAGCCTTATTGTCCATTACCCCATCTACTCTAAATTGTAAATCCGCTGCCTGTCCTTTACAATGTTGGCTTCGTTTAGAGCCTTTTATGAGCTTATTTAGGCTTTCTGAACGATAACCGCTTGTGATTCTAATTGGCTTGTTTAAACCCTCTCTAAGTGGCTGTAGAACGAACTTAACTAATAGTTGTATGTTTCGTATGTGTTCAGCGTTTGGGGAATTGTCTATATCATTTCTAATTGCTGTTACACTTTTAGTAAATTCTTGTAGTGTAAAGTTCTTTGATAGAATCATTATCTAAATTTAGAGATTATAATGCTGTCTATTACAGCTTGAATTTCTTGTTTATCAACATCTATTTTGAACATAAGATTACCTTTAAAACGCTTTATTTCTTCGGTCTTGTTGAAAACTATTATCGTGGGTAATACTTTAATCTTGTAAGATTCTGCTAAGTCAGGATTGTCCTCTATACATACTCTGTACTTCCTACAGTCTTTAAGGCTGCTTAAGAAATAGCATTTGTTACTGTCGTTCCAATCAGCCCAAAACTCAACTACTATAGGCTCTGTGGACATTTGAGCCTCCTTGAGTTCAGCTTTGTCAATAAGCGATTGGCTAAAACATTGAATAGGTACTACCCACAATAATATGTAAAAAAGGTATCTCATTTAAGCTCGTATACTCTCTCCTCTATCTTCTCAACCTGCGTTTCTATTTTATCTAATTTCTCTGCATTTCCCATCACAGTAGTCGATATTAGCTCCAATTTCAAGTCTAATTCCTGTCTTGTTATTTCAGGATCAGGGATTTCTACTTTAGGTAGTTCCTTTGCTGCTTCTATTTCCATACTGAGTGAGTAATACATACCAATAAAACTTGATGCTAAAACCACAATTCCAACAATAGATTTTATGGAGAGTAAAAACTTGCTATCCTCTGAGATTTCTTTCGCCATAGTTTAACACTTTTTACAGTTATTGTCAGCAATACCTTGTCCAATAATTAGTGCTACTGTAGTGATTACTAAAGTATTCATTTTAGTATCGCTAATTCCAAAACTGTCAGAAAACAATATTAACATAACAGTTACAAAACCATACCAAAATTTTCTTGATTTAATAAATTTTAAGATTATTTCTTTCATTTTTATTTTATTTTAAAGTTAATTTTTCCATTCTCTATATATACATTTTCTCTTTTGTATATCTCCTTTCCATTTAAATTATATATTTTATTTTCGTTTTTCGTTTTTTGCAGTAGCTCTAAAATACCTGTATTTCCACAAGGTAATCCTGTAGCACAATCAATATATTCAGTAATATATAAAGTGTCTATAATAGGGATTTCTATATATACAGTATCGCAAGGCACATAGTCATATACACCACAATCTTCTAAAGTTGTAGGCACTGTATCTGCCTCATCTGATCCATCAACACAGTCTAACCAACCATCGTTAAGATAATAGAGACCATTATAGCCATTAGGTACACAACCATTAGGAGAATACTGTGTCCAATTAGCTTCATCATTACCACAATAGAATCCGTTTTGCTCAACACATAATTCACAATTCGTTTGACTAAATCCATAACTACATATAAATACAAATAACAAAAATAATTTTCTCATACTAAAATATTAAATAATTAAACCCAAATTTGAACTCCTGTATAGGCTTTTCCCAATACTCTAAATAAGTTCCCTCTACAAATACACCTAAATTCTTTGTAATTCTCCATCCTGCAACTAATCCAAAATCAACATCTGTCGGAGTACCCTGATAATCATAAGAATAATTATCTAATCCATAATGAAAAGGCATTACATTTAGCCATCCGTGAATCCAATATTTATCACTATAGTAATAATAAGCTGTTCCAATAACCACAGAAAGCTCTGTAACGTTTCCTAATGAGCTTAATTGCTCTCGGTTATACTGAGCTATAGCAGAGCCAAAATAGTGCTTAAAAAACTCATCATTTGAAGTTGCTATTAATTCTCCATCATTAAACCAATGATGACTACCCATTACAAATTGAGTTGAATAACCAAAATCTTCTGCTAATTCTTGGAAAGCACTCTCTCCACTTACCCAAAAATCCTCAATAGGGGTTATACCATAGACAGGATGATTTCTTCCAACAGCTCCAATAGTAAAATCAAAAGCTCCTTTATTCACTCTAAACCTTGTGTCAAAAGATATATATTCTAAATCTCTACTCTCATCATTTTTTGCCTGTATTTTAGTAACACATTTATCGCCTAAGTATCTGAGCCAGAAATCTCTATTAGTGTATGTTTCACTACGATTACGAATAAAAGAATAATTAAACAAATACTCCCAACCATTATTATTACCAATGGTAGTATTATCTCCAACGCTTTTTTCATTACCATAATACCAAGTTGTAAGTTTTTGCTCATAATTGAATCTTGCAATTTTCCTGATTCCGATTGTAAAGTTGTAGTCATAAGGATTGATTTGAGTTGTTTCTTCATAACCTTTGTTAACAGCTATGTAATCTTGATCCTCTACCATACTTGTGTTAATACTTCCTGATGAATAAAAAGTAGCGTACTTAAAGAATTGAGCTTTACAAGTTCCTGCTCCTAGTATAAATACTATTAATAAAAAATATATATGTGTATGATTTATTTTCATATTATAAAACTTTTGTATAAGCGTATGTTACATAAACCTCAGCACTCCAACCCCCATTAAAAGCTGCATTACTCCACATAGAAAAAGCCGAATTAATTATACTTGAGCCTTTTACTCCGTGTGTAGCTTGATTACCACCATACATATAGGTATTAGAAGAAGTTTGACTACCCATAAACCTAGAAGATATACCATAATATTGTGCATCTTGTGATGGATCGTAGCCAAAAATCAAATTAGAATTTGAGCTTTCTGTAGAAGATGCATAGGTAGTTATTACAGTAACATTATATACAGTTATCATATAACCACTTAAAGCTCCTACTAAGGTTTTAGGAGAGCTATCTAAAGCCTGAGCCTCTGCATTACTAACAGAAATTTTATCTGTTTGTATAACATATTTAAAATCTGTTTTTTTACTTGTTCCCTGAGCGGAAGAACTCGTATCAGATACATCTACCACCATTAATAAATCGCCACTACCTGCCTGTTCTGCTAATTCTGTTTTGTCTGTCAGTTTTTGATTCGCCATAACTATCTAAATATTTTTTTAGTTTTTGTTCGTTATTTTTCCTTTGTTTTTTCTTTTGTTTTGTTTGCATAATTTAGCAACATATTGTTATATCTGCTCCTTGTAAAAAGGATTTTGTTTTATTGCTCATTGGAGCAACGTCTAAATTTAAACCTGCATAGTAGTTCTGTGATGTCGGCTGAAGATCTGAGCCTGTGTTTGTTTGATACTCAGGCAGACTACTTGTATTGTTTCTTATGTAATCAATCAATCTCTCTCTGTAGAACTCTGCTTGATCCATACTTGCATTAATTAAAGGTTTTAAATCACTATGAGATACACTTGAGCCTTGTTCACTTGACATTGTTACTACAGAATTATTAACCATTCTAAGTCTAAGGAATGGTAATACAGTAGCAAAGGCAAACTGCACTAAAGCAGGCTGTATATATGTTTGTAAAAGCGTAAGATATGCTCCTGATAAACTACTACCTTGTATATCAGATATTAATTTGTCATTTAAATCAGTTCCAAGCACAGGTAATATGTACCTATCCTGAGCCATTAGTATATAGGGTAGTAATAAGTTGTCATCAACGCTACCACCTAACGCTGTGTCTTTCTTGATTCTATCTGTGCTTATAAATAATGTATGTTGTATCGCCATAATTTTTAATTGTATTTACCTCTTGTTGGAGTATTAATAGGAGCTATAGTTGGAGCAGGAGTTCTTGGCTCTTGATCTTTAATCTTTCTCCAGCTTGAAGCGAATCTACCACTATTAACCTCTGACAAAAAGCTGTTTCTAAACATATTTAAACTACCATTAGGAAGATATGCTCCTCCTTTGTAAGTCTTTCCATCTATTGTTACTTGTGTTCCTTTAGGTACTCTTTTTCTTATATAGAATTTTCTTACAAAATAATGATGACAATAAGCCCCTCCTTTCCATTGGAAAATATCGTATGTATTTGCTCCATTTATACCAAATCCTTTATTTACATTTAAATTTTTAGCTTGTTTTAAATTATTGATCGTATATAAAGTTCCTGCTTTACTTAATCTTACCATTTGTTTGCAAAAATCTCTACTATTAGCTTTTAAATTTCTAGAGTATCTATATAAAACCCTTATTAATCCTGCATTACTATCACTTGTAGGGCTATCAGGATTTGATGGTATTCTTCCTGCACTTGCAAACTCATAATGTTTGCTTAAATGTTGATTTGTAAAGGCTTGAAATTTCTCCTCTGTTTCTGTGCTACTATCTTCAGCCTCTATTTCCCCTAACTCAAACCACTCTTTTTCATCAACCTCTGTACTTTTTAAATTAGATAGTATTACTTTAGCATCATCATCACTTAAATTCTTCTCTACATTTTCTATTTCCTTAACTTTTCTTTTAGCCCAATCAAAACCTCCTTCTCCACCCCAAAGTAACCAAGCTATTTTACCTGCACTTGGATAACCTTTATCTCCTTTTTTAAAACCCTCTCCATTTTTTATTGACTCTTCTTGTCTACTAAAAAACGAGTACATTCTTTTGATTGTTTGAATAGATAGATTTTTTCCATTCATTATATCCCTTGCTCTTGCTACACCAACCTCAGTACCACCTCTACCATACTCTTTTCGCAGTTCAAGTCCTTTCTTAGCCTCTCTCATCATTTGTTTGGTTGGCTTTCTGTCTATATCATCTAATGCCTTAAATTCTTTTTTTATAGGCTCTCCTTTATCTTCTGTATCTATTCCTTCTTTCTCTTGGTCATCTTCACTAACTTTGGCTACTGTTTCAATATCAATAAAATCAGCAGGTTTAAGCGATTTAAAGTATAAGTCAAGGTTTATATCACAAATACTAAAAACAGCTTGTAAACCGCCTAAAAGTGTGTTTTGGAATGGTCTGATGACAGTATTTGAAAAAAGTGAAAATGAATCTCTAAGCTCATCAGCATTATTACCAAAACCACTACCATCTCCTTTTACTCCAAATAATAATGGGCTAGTAACTCTGTGTCCTGTTAAAACCTTTCTAGTAGTTTCTGTAGATAAGAATTGGTAGCTATCAGAATTGTCATTAGCATTGATAGGAACTATCTCAGGAGCTGTGTCTTTACCATCATTAAAAGTTATAAGAATCTTTCCTGCATTTCCTGATCCTCCAAACTTAGAATTTATCTGTCTTTCTATAGTTCTTCTTTCCTCTCTTGTAGGTACTCCATTAGCGAAGTTTACAGCCATACTAGGAAACATACCCGATTTGATATTAGATAAGTGAAATTGAGCAATCTCCATATCTAACTGAATGTAAGAAGTAGAGCCTTGATAGTCAGGTAGTGAATAATAATAACTACCAGGAGAATAATCTTTGATACATAATACTTGACTAGCACTTGTTCTGTCCTTTTCATCAAACGCTTTATATGTTCTTGGTTTGTGCTTTCTAGTATTTGTCCAATCTGCTGAATAATAATACTCATTTACTCTACCATAACCATCAGTCTTTCCACTTCTTATATATTGTGCAGGTATATGATACATTTCTACAATCTTAGTTCTTGGCTTGTTCCATATCGTATTAACATAACACATACCAAACAACTTTAGATCAAAAGCTAAACATTTTAATAAATCTTTTTGCGAATGTCCTAGTAAAGACATAAGCCTTAGCCATTGTTCCTTATGTTCTTCACTATCTTGTTTATCAGTAGCATCTAATCCCTCTCCATAAATCATAGCTGAAACGCCTTTAATAATAGCATTGTTGATACTACTACCATTGTATAGTTCTAATAAGTATTGAGGGTACATATTATCTGTACCAAATTGAACCCAATCCTTGTTTGCTGTTTCAGTAACAGCAGGTAGATTAAACTCTGCTAAATGTATTACTGATATTTCTGTGTTATTTTTCTTTTTCATTAGTTGGTATAATTAGGAGTCCAAGTTTGTACACCATATTGAGCATTTCTATTATCTACTGAAGCTGAAGCAGGTTTACCCAAAGTAGTCATTTCAACCTCAGTCAAATCATTTGTTGTATAAGGGTTATAAGAAACAAAAGCAGGATTTAAATAACTTGCCCAACTAGATGAGTTTGTGACTATATCCCTATTCTCATCAGTACAAAGTAAAACAGGTTTTATTTCAGGTATTAAAGTTACATCAGAATCATCAGTATCTATTTCAAGCGAAGTAGAGTAATAAACCTTAATGTCGTATATGTCTTTTGTAGGTAATACTACATTACCTGTGTATTTATTACCTGATATATCCATAGTTTGTGTACCTGTCCATTTAGGCATATAAACAGTACAACCAAATTTAACATATCTATCATTACTTTCATATACAGGACTTGAAAAGTCTGCATTTGTTGGTCTTGCTATAATTGATCGTTGATAGTTATTATTTCTTCCTGTAAATTTTAACACAATCCAAAAAGTAGAAGATGGTAAATCCACATAAGCATTTAGGTTTTCGTAAAACCATAAATAGTTTTGTGTAAAAGGGAATAATACGAAATCTGCTTTATACATTATCTTTCCATAGTTTATCTTGATACTCTCTTATTACTTCTAATTTTTCTTCTTGTGTTGTAGCCTTGTCAAACTTCTCATTGTACTCAGCAAACATTTCAAAATCAGGAACTTTAGTCGGTATACTCATTATAAGAATCTGTTTCTATTTTAACTTCTTTTTTTTTCTTTTTTGGTTTAGGAGTATCTTGTTCAAAATACTTCTCTTTTACTTCATCACTTAAATTTTCTATTTGATGAGGTCTTAATTGACCATAAGCCAAATTCATATTTAATGGTTTATAGTCTTTGTATTGTTCTTTTACTTTCCAAGCCATAATATTGTCTTTTAATAGTATATATAAATATAATTAATTCGTTTTCAAATGTAAGTTTTATAAAAAAAACTTTACAAAAAAATAGCGGAATATAAAATATTTTTTATAAAATACTTGTTTATTTAAAAATTATTACAGGTACTTAAAATCTTGCGTTTAAGCCATTTTACCCCTACTTTGATATAATCACATTAGGGTATGTGAGAAAGTTAATTAGATGAAATTTCCCTCAAGAAGAAAATTAGTGATTTTTGTGTATAAAAAAAAGGGAACAAATAAGCTCCCTTTCTTTTTGAGTAACGATTTATTGATTAAGTTCCTACCGCTATATTAAGTGCAGCCTCATCAGACAATCCATCAAATGGGTACTTAGCTGTACCACCTCCTGCTGTTGCAGGTAGCCATATTAATGGGTCTTTTTCCTCTGCTCTTAGTTCTAAAGTATATCCTGTCATATCTCCCTTAGCAGCTCCTGTTACAGCCGTACCACCTGAAATATCACAGCCATTATCCATACCTAATAAGAATACATTATCATTATTATCTAGTACAAATACTTGAGAACGATTGTAAGAGATTAACTTTAACTCGTTTGTTTGTGCTACTGTTAATTTCTGTAGCGTAAGAGATAAAGTTTGTTCAAAAAAAGTAGTTCCTGTTGCAGGATCACTATTGATATTTACTGTTACTGAAGATAGATTAGGGCGTAAGTCATACTGAAATACATTTACTGTACTACCACCATATATATCCCAATTAGCAAAACCTGCTGTGTCCATTTGTAGTACATTAGTACCATTAAATGTAGCACTTGCTCTAATATCAGAACAATAAGATTGAGTAAAAAAGATTTTCTTTAAACCACCTATCTGATCCTTACAATCAACCAATAAACCTCGTGTTAAATTACAAGCCATTTTATTTTAGTTTTATATTGTTTATAAAAAGGGGGTATATTTCAACCCCCATTAATTATCTATCTACTATGTCCAAACAGTACTTCCGTAAACACCATCTGTAGCTACAGCTGTCTGTACACCTACAGCGAAGTTCATAACAACTCTTACATTATCTGAGCCATCATATTCATAGGTTGGTATCAGCCTCGCTTCAGTCCAGTCCGTTGCTAGGTTAGTTCCAAATACTAAGTTTTCAGGATAAGTGAAAAGAATAGTATCGTTGAACATTCCAGGACATCTGTAGATTGGGTAGCCGAAGTAAGTCGCAGTATCAGATTTTGCATCAAAACCTAATCCTGATATTTGACCTTGATTAGATCCTGCAGAAGCTAACGCTTGAATATAGAAACCATAAGTCTTGTTGTTCATATAGAATCCAACACCTGGCTTAGTTAATATTCCTGATATATCACTTGCAGCTTTATCATAAACAGCAGCCATATCAGTTAATATATCTGAAGCAGCTAAAGCATCAGCAAAATCAACTTCTGAGAAGTCTTTACAAGCTGAAGCATCTGCTCCTGCTTCATCCTGAGTTCCATCATCTGATAAAAAACCTGTTCCGAAAGGAGAAGCACCCTGCCATATACCAATCTCTAATTGAGCAGCAGCCTTACCTGCAATTACTTGCAATAAGAAATCTCCAAAATTTTGAGGTAGGTTTCCATTTCTGTCCATTCCTTGCCCCATCCAAGTTGGGAAGATAGTTCCTCTACAAATTTCTTCATTTACTTTTAAGTCAGTAAGTGTTAAAATTTGTTCTGATGTAGAAGTATCATTACCACTTGAGAATGAACAAGCAGCAGCAACAATAGGATTGCTTGAAGCAATATTATTAATTACAGCAGATTTAGTTAATCCATCTATAGTCCTTACATAACCTTTAGCAACTGTGTCAGGACTACGTAATGCAGCAGTTACATATGGTAAACTATGAACACCTGCATAAGTATCACTATTTACAGTAATATCAAACTCATATCGTTTGTTATTAGCAAGTTTCATAACTTCATTTTTATTTACTTTTTCCATTTTTTTAATTATTTATTAAATATTTAACTCTGTCATTAATTGACATTTTACCTAAATCCGCTTTAGATTTAGTGTTTGTTTCAGGATTGTGGTTAAAACCCTCAGCTCCTGGTTGTTCTTCCATCTCTGATAACTTAGTTTTTAAGTGTTCTATTTCTTCTACTAAGCTAGTAACCATATCTTTAGACATTTCTACTTTTTCTTCTTCAGAAACTTCTTCAGAAACTTCTTCTTCAACTGTTTCTTCATTTTCAACAGACATATTTTCTTTGTCTGCTTTTAAATCAGCTACAGCATCTTCAAGGTTTTTGATTCTCTTTTCCATTCCCTCCCAATCAGCAACATCTGCTTCTTCAGCCATTTCTTCTACTTCTTCTGATGCCTCTACATCTTCAGCTTCTTTTTCTTCTCCCATATCTAAGATTTTACCATTGTCATCAATAGTAAGTTTAGCTCCATCTTCCATAGTATATGATCCTGCTGCTAAAGGACTTGCCTCGCCATCATCATTTACTACAAAGACTTCAGAGCCAATCATAAATTGTTCATCTTCGGTAGCTACAACTCTCCCATCATCTAGTTTCATCTCTGCATACATTTTAACTTCCTTAGATTCTTTGTTATCAATAGACAACAAAGTTTTGATTTTTTCTAACGTGTCTTTCATTGTAATAGATTTTTATAAGTATATATAATTAATTTAATATTTGTTTACAGGCTACCTTTTTACAGTACCACTTTTAATAGCTGAACAGATTTTAGCAGCAGATTTTTCTCCGTACTTTTTCTTCATATCAGCGATACATTGTTTCCAAGGATATTTTGCTAACGCCCTTTTCGTAATGTATTCTTTCATTAGCTCAAATTGGTCTTTCTCATCCTGAGCTATAATCATTCTAATTCTATCTAATAAATCTTCATCAGATAATGAGTCTTTATCATAATATTTTTTCTTTTTCTTTTTATAAGTTTTTTTCTTTCTCATTTCAGTAGCATCTGAATGTTTTTCACAAGCCATATATCTAATTACTCCCTCTACTTCGTGTTCGTGATAACCCTCGCAATTCTTAAATAACTTAGCGTATGCCTCAGCTTCTTCTTTAGTAGCAAACAATGGCTCTCCATCTAAAGCTCCTACAACAGCTATTTTATTTTCTATATCTTTGTATGTTCTCTTTTTAGAAGCCTCTATTAATTTATCTGTAAAGTACCCCTCTATGCTAAATCCTCTTACTTCTTTATTCTTTACCTTATCCCAAATCTCATCATTAGAAATTTTCATTTTTACAAACCACGTTCCGATAGGCATTTTATTAAAGCCAAATTGTGATGATTTATCAAATTTTTCATCTTCCTTAATCCAGCTCTCTACAACGCTTAAACCCTCAATTGGTACTTTGTGTTCATACGTTGCGTTATTGTTTCTTAAACTACTCATAAATAGCTCCTGAGCTTGTTTAATAGTTTCTTTACTAAAGTATACTATGTATTCTTCGTTTAATTCTTGATCGTATCTAGGTATTTCTTTTTCAGGAATAAGTACAGCTCCTACAAGAGTTTTCTTTTCTTCATCTAATTTTGCTAAGGATAGGAAATTGTCTTTATTGAAAAAAACCCAGTTCTCTTCTATCGCAGGAAATTCAACAAGACTTATAGCTTCAACGCCAAATCTTTCTGATTGTTCATCTATGATTAATTCTACTAATCTTTTTTTTATCTTTTTTTCAGCCATTGTAATAGTATATATTATTTGTTAATATTTTGTTTATAGGGTACTTTGTAAATCAAGCTCACTTTGTAAAGCCTGAGCATTACTAATATCTGTTTCTACAACATACGCTTGAACAGGAGGAGTTTCACTACCTGCATCTCCAAATGTAATTGCAGGAACATCTCCTGTCATATCTCCTGTAGTATCATCAGTAATGGTATCAGGCATAGTTTCATTATCAGTATTTCCACCTGCTTTATTTATTTCTGCTAAGTTCTTTATACCTGTTGCTATAACTAAGCCTGCCTGAACAAAGTTAAAAGGGAAAGGAACTTGAGCCATAGCCTTTGTTGCCCCCATATAAGTAGCCATAATAGTTTCAGCACTCGCCATAGCTTTATATACCGCTGTACCCTCTTTAGCTAAACCAACAGCCATCTGTAAAGATTCGAGTCCTGCCTGTCTTTCTAATTCCTTTTCCATAGCTATTTCTTTCTTCTTAGCTTCTAATTTTGCATCTGCATCTATCTTAGCTTGTTTTTGTTCTCTTTCGTTTATCTCTTTAATTACATCAGCTTTTTCCTGTTCTAATCGTTCAGTTGCCTCAGCATTACCCTCAGCAAACCCAAGTAATATATCGTACTTTTCTTCAGCTAATCTTATCTCTCTTTCTTTCTCTGTTTCAAAATGTTCAAACAATACTTGATCTGCCTGAGCCTGTAAAGTTTCTTGTGTTTCTATAAGTTTCTGTATTTGCTCCTCACTTAAAGCTCCATATTTTTGTTCTATAGCTAATTTCTTTTCTTCATAAGAGTTAAGTGTAGCTAAAGATTTGTTTAAAGAATCTTCTGCGAATTGAGATTGCTCCTCTGTGATAGCCATTTGCTCCTCCCCCTGAGCTTGTGTTTTTTGATTAACACTATCCATCATCTTAGTAAATTTATCTACTATCTTTGCTTCATCTTGTGCTGTTAACACATTACCAATACTTGTTAAATAAATTTTCTCAAATTCCTCCAATTCTTCTAAAGTTTCTAAAGCCCCAAGTTGATAGCCTGAGCCTCCCATATCTAAAATGTCTTGTATTGCTTTTCGTGACATTCCTGAAGATTGAACAAACTTATCCATTTCCATCTCTATCATAGCAGAAGTAGACTCTGCCCTTTTTTTATTATTTTCCTCTATTGCTGCGTTATCTGCTTCGTATGTATCTAATAATTCCCTTTGCTTAGCTATGTTTGCAGTAGCAGCATTTTTGCTATTTTCTAACGCTTTTAATTCTTTCACCATTCTCTCATCAAGAGTACCTAATATTTCTTCATTGGCTTTCTTTGCATTTTCTAATTGCTCACTTAAAGTCCTTATACTTTTTTCTTGTGCCTTAATATCTTCATTTTGTAAAGCTATCAAGTTATCCATTAATTCAGCTTCCTTTCTTAATTGTTCCTCCCTTTTTCTTGAAGCCTCTTGTTGTTGTGCTTCTCTTTCTCTTTCTAATGAATTTAGATTAACTAATTGCTCTGACCTTTGACCTGTAATCCTTTCATCTATTTCAGCAAGTTTTAACTTAGCATTAGTTAAGGCAACTTGTAATTCTACATTTGTACTATTTAAAGCTAATTCTCTTTCAGCAAGAGCTAAGGCTTGTTCTGCAATACCTCTTTCTACTTCTAATTGTTCAGCTAATACTTTTCCTAATTCATAGTTAGCGTTAATTCTATCGTCTATACTTTGAGATTCATCATCTCTAATTTGCCGCATCAATTCAGCCTCTTGTTGATATTGTAATTGTAATAATCCTAATTCAGCTTCTAATAGTTGTATCTCCTTTCTCTGTTGAACTAAACCATCTGTTAAATTGCCTGTAGCTCCTGCTGCCTTCATAGCTGACCCCATTAATTCTGCTATACCCTCTACAACTGTAGCTAATCCCTCTGCAACTTGCATTAAGATAGGCTCTAATGCTAAAAATATTTCATTCATAGCATCCATAAACCTCTGATTCTTTTGTAGTTGCTCTACTAACTTTGCAAATAAAGTTACTATCAACCCTATACCTGCTGCTTTCATTGCAGTACCCATAGCCTTAAAACCTTTACCTGCTACCTGCCCTGCTGACCCTACACCCTTTAAACCATCATCAACATCTTTTAAGTTCTTGGTAGCTTTATTGGTTTTAACATTTAACTCTATATCTATTTGTTTTTTCGCCATAATCTTTTAAATTGTTTTTTTAATTTCTTAAAATCCTTAGTGTATTCTTCTTGTCCATAAACAAAGTCAAATTCCCTGTCTTTCAGATCGTGTTTAGTAACTATATTTAATACTCTTGGTATTATACTTCCTAATATTTTAATATCTTTTAATTCCATTCTAATCTATTTATGTCTTGGAACAATATACCATCTCCATTTTGATATATTGCTAAATTCCTAAATTGTGAGCTGTCTTGTGGTATAGGCTGTAGTAATATCTTTACTTTAGCTACCCACCCTATTTGTTGCTCTCCTGATACTTGTATTGTTGGAGTCCATAAGTCATTATTAAATGTTGTAAATCCTGCTGTAGGAGTAGGAAAGCCACTATCTGCATTAGACTTAGTTAATATACCACCTGCTGTTCCTATTGCTGAGTTTGTTCCTTGTATATTTTTTAATAAAGTTGTATAATTATAATAACCAACCTTGCTAACATTTGCAGGAGTATCTGTATCTATTTGTACTGTTCCTATTAACTCTATTTCAATACTACCCATAGTGTTAGGAGGTATAGCTAAAGTTTTACGATCAATACCATTTACTAAAAAATTAGCAACAATATTATCATAAGTATTTGCATACATATAGAATGTGCTTGACTGCACTGAGCCATAACCTCTATTTAGTATTGTGTTTTCAGTAGAGCCAATTACAGGCATAGGTAAAGGTATTTGGTTGTTACCAAAACCAATAGATTCAACATTACTAAAACCAACTACTGCATCAGTATTTCCTGTATCTTGTGGATTTGTAGGATTATTTAAATTATGATAACAAGTACCAACCCCTGTAGTATTATTTGTTTGTTCAAAAGTCCAGGAACTATCTATATCTTCACAACAAGCATTTGTTACAGTTACTGAGCCACCTGTTGGATTTTCAGGATCAACAAATGTTATTGTTCCATTCTCATTAAATTCATAAGGCATTACATCACATTCATAAGCTAGTTTAGATATTACTTTAATCAGCTTGACTTTAGTAGTTTCTTTACCACCTACAACATAATTGTCTATACTCAAAACTCTCCATAATGTATTTTTTATATAAATAGTATCAGCAAAATTAAAATCAAATATATCTTGCTCATTTAAATTTAAATTGCACTCCATTATCCTTGCTTCATCACTATATATCTCATTTATATAACTTGCCCAATAATCATAATAAAATCCATGCAAACTTACTGTATTCCCAAATACAGGCGTTGTATATCCTGTAGAGAAAAATGGATTATAGTAATCCCAACTTACAATCTTTGTGGAAGATGTTATTGCAGTTAAAGAATCTAAATTATATTGAGTACATAAAGGAAAGGTGTTACCTGTGCTATAAGCCTCAGTATTACCAAGCGTAGTTAATACTCCTGAGTATATTCTAAAGTCATAAGCAACATCTAATCCATCAGTTCCTGATATTGATATAGGAGTACCGCTATAATAAAATAACTTAGGTTTTCCACCCTCTATAGGTTTTCTTGTTTGATCGTTATCCTGTATTTCAAATATACTTGCTACAGCTACTTGTGATTCTGTTCCATTACCTCCCATTAATCCATTAGCTATAAAGGGAGAGTATATACTAAAATTAGTAAAGTCTTTTTGAGCAAAATCATTTCTATTAAAATTTAATCTACTACCCCAAACAGCGTTCCATTTTTTTATGTAGCTATTATTAAAATAATCCTTATCCTCTAAGTCAGTAAATTTTAATTGCTTACTTTGTATCTCATTAGTAGATTTAACTACTTGCTCTTTAGATACATCTAGTTTATCTGTCCAATATCTTGTTACACCTGTATCTATAAAGTCCTGATAAGGCTCTACTAATAGCATTTTAGGGTTGTCTTTATCTACCTGTACTATTAAGTTAAATCTATTTACCAAGTCTTTTACAAAGTCAGCTTGTGTTATATCAGGCATATTTTCCGCCATTACAATCTCAGCATTTACATTACCATTGGTATAAGCCGATTCTCCTAAATTTAAACTCTGTATACTTGCTGAATTTAAAGTAGATGTAGCGGTATTTGCTCCTACTATATCATAGCTATTTACAAAAAATTGAAATTTCCAGGTTTGACTAACTCCAACAGGGAGTAGTGTATTATAAGTATATTGGTAGTTGTTTTGAGTAGCTATCTGTGAATCATAGTCTTGGTTTACTATTGTAAAATATTGATCCTGCGACTCCCATCTTGAGGATATATTCCAAGTATCTATAGTATTACCACCTGAGTCTTGGGTAGCAAAACTTATATCCATTGTTATAGATATATACATATAATCAGTAGGTAAAACATTAGGCGTATCAGGGTTATAGGTAATTGTAAAAGTATTATCTGTTCCTGTACTCCACAGTCCGCTTGGATCATATACTACTGTATTCCAATTAGGAGCATCTAAGTAATATCCTCCTGCATCATTAGATACTATATCTTGTGAATTACAAGTATATCTAAAATCGCCAAATACTTTAGTTCTTACCTTTGAAAATTGAGGAGCTAAAGTCATAAACAGTCTGCTAAACCATTGAGTATCTGTAACAGGAGTTCCTGCTGTATCATCTAATCCAAAAAAACTACTCTTAATACTATATCCTGCCTTTTGAATAATCATATATAGTAGCTTCTGTATTCTTATAGCAGGTTTTAAATCTCCTACCCTTACAGCTCCTAACATACTTAAAGTGTCATTAAAAGTTGTAGATTCACTTGTAATCGCTTCTATAGTGTTAGGGGAAAAAAACATAGCCTCAGAGGTAGGCATTTGGGTATGCCCATAATCTATAACAGGATATACAACATCATTAGTAGTAGTTGATTCTACTGTGGTTAGTCCTGTAGTCCAACTTGTAACTACATTTTGTGCTGTGTTAAAATGGTCTAATTGTCTATCTACTACATCATCAGCATCTATAAATGTATCTCTTAATTTTTTGTTCTTAATATCAGCAAAGAAATTAGCGGTATCTCCAAATACCACAACCTCGTAAATTCTTGCATTTAAATAAATTGCTTTAAGCTGTATATATCCCTCTAATTGAGGAATGGTATCTACTAATATTACCGCCTTAAATTTAGTCTTAGTATTATAAACCAAAGTGTCTAAATTAACATCAAACCAATTCTCAAAAAATGTATTGTTTCTATTAGTGAATGGGAGTTTTATTTTTTGACTAAAATTAGACTTTCTTTGATCTGGCTCTTTTATATCTAACCAATTATAGTTGATTCTAATATTAGGAACTTTATCTAAGTCTAATTCAAAAGCGGTATCAGTTGTTGCTCCTGATGTATCTTTTCTATATACTACTAATCTCGTGTCCATTAGCTATTTGTTCTTACTTTATTAGCGTATTCTAAATTAACTGTATATTGTATTTTAATCTTGTTATTAACACTTGTTTTTTTAGTGTATTTTTTATCTGTAATTACTACAGGATATACCACATTATCATCTGCTAATATTTGCACATTAGTAGATGTGAATAACTCCTCTAACCAAACCCCCTCATCAGGATTAAGCCAATCACTATTTATAGTTAGTTTTCTTGTAGCTTCAGTATATAAAGTTTTCTTACCTCTATCCCAATTATTGTAAGTAAATGTAGCACTATCCCAAGTTCCAGGAACACTACCTGCATCACTTCTTGTTATATCTACGCTTTCTGTTGATTTGCCTCTAAAGTTCATATAATCCCAAGCCCCTAATCTATTACGCCAAGCAAGTCTTACATTATCATATCTTGTGCAACTTTGATGTCTATCATCTACTTTTGCTCCACTACCATATCTATAGAAATAGTATTTATCTGTTTCTTGGTTTCCTGAGCCATCTGCTCCATAGATAACATAATACGCCCAATCTGCAAAATCACTAGGCTGCGCATCATTAACATCTACTTGGTTTTGTAAGTTAGCTGTACCACAACCAAAATATAATAAACTATTTTTAACATCATCAGCGGTAGCCTTACCACCACTACCTGTATCATTAGTAAAGTATTTAGTTGATCCTATTTGCCCTCCTGCACTATTGTAATACTCTATAGCCATCTTTACTAAAACATCTCCATCAGTTATTAATCCATCATTTATAAAAGCTATTGTTAGCTCATCTACATTATCTGCTGCTGTGCTACTACCTCTAACAAATTGAACTCTTGGAGCATTAGTTAAAAACTTCTTTGTAGCTCCACTAGGTATATAGTTTGTTAAAGGATTATTACTACTAGATGGGCTTGTTATAACGTAATTTAACCCACCTACATTTGTTCCTGTATCTGTATAAGGCGTAGAGGCAGGTATTGAGTATACAATTGTATTAGCTTGATTTAATGTTTCTGTAGGAGCAGCGGTAGCAGATGAAGCCTTTTCATAACCACCTACTAATTTAACACCTACTACTTGGCTTGTATTTTGTGAATAAGAATTACTTGTATCTGATATACCTATAGAATGAATACTACCTGCTATTGTTTCTTGATTACCTACATTTTTCTCTTGTGTTTCTAAATAACTTCTAACTATTTTATGAACATCTACTATCCCTATATTTGCTGAATTTTTATGTATTTTTATTTTCGCTTTCTCTACCCAAGTAGAGGCATCTGTTGTGCTAATATATACCTGTGCTATATATCTAAATTTAGCTGCATTATATATAGCAGAGTCACTCTCTTTTAATACAAACACCATAGGGCTATTTGCTCCTGCTAATTGATTTGGTTTCTGTTCTATTGTATACGCCATTTCTTAAAAGTTTAAATCTTCTTCTTTTATTTTTATTGTATTTGGTAACTTACCTACTAACTTCTCTAAGTCTAATCTAAAGGCTTCTGTAAGCTCGTTAGGAAGCGTTTTAAGGGCTTTATTCACAGGCTTACTATAAAACATTGTCCTTTCTAATCCACGCCTTTTTATGCTATATCCTATTCCCCAAGCAGCACTATTTATATTGCTATCCCCTAAACTAACAGGCTTGTTCTTAATCCAACCTTTAATAGCGTTAACCATATCTCCTCCAGGATTAGCATATTTAAATTTAAAAGGGCTTGCTCCTCCTCTTGCATTACCACTACCTTTAAAGCCACCTACACCAACAACCCCTTGATCGACAAACTCCCAATAATCACTTGCTCCACCAAACTCAAAACCAAAAGTAATTGTACTACTTGAGCTTTTCATTTTGTAGTGATAATCATTAAACAAAGTATTTGCCCGTGTTCTTTTGCTCTTTTGATTTAATATCTTTCTACCCTCTTTAATAACATTAGAGCCAAAACTTGTTAAGGCTTTCTCTAAGTGTTTAACATCTCCCTTTATAAATTTACCATCAGGGCTTCTTAATTTTAATCTTACAGCCATTATGTATTAGGGTTATTATCTGATGGCTCTATAGGAGCATTACAGAGGTTATTAGCATTGTTTACTTGTATTGACATTGAGGTACTCCAACCTGTAAGAATATTAGCAAATCTTGCAGTAAAAGGCTCAGTAGTTATTGGTAGCTCTAAAACAGCTTCATCAGGCACATAGCTAAACTTCTTACCGCTATCTCCTCCTGATGTTTGTAAAGCTAAGTTCTGTCTAAATTCAGCTACTACATCTTGTGTTGTTTGCAATGTGCTTGTCCATACTGCATTCCTGTTTGTTAAATCCTCTTTAAGCATATCTAAAACAAAGATTGTAAATGAGTATGTTAATACTCCCATATCAATAGTAGCTGTTCCTGGCTCACAGTATAGTATAGGAAAATCAGCCTGGTCTAATTTATTTATATCTACCTCATCTAAGAATCCTGAATGAAAAGAGTTAATTAAATAATGATTAGTAGCTATATTACTAAAATCATCTATTATGTTTTTTAATGTTACCATAGTTATTGTTCTTTACACTTTCTTTATCTTGTTGGTAACATAAGTAGGTTAATACTAAATAAAACTCTAATTCTGTTACTTTTTTTATTTTTAATATATCATCATTCGCCAAAGCAAACACAACATTATACCAACCCCATTTACCCTCTAGCGTTTTGCCCTCAATCTTTGCCTCTCCCTCCGTAAATATCTGACTGAAGCGATTGGTAGTTTTTTTCCTAAACGAAAAAAAAAACTCAATGCTGACATTGAGGGAAGTATTGGGAACTCTAAAAAGGATTCCTCTATTTCTTCACTTGGGCTATAAGGCTCTATCTTATATCTTGTACTACTCTCTTTTTCAATAGGGCGATATAATATGCTCATTATCTTATGTATGTTCTTATGAGCCTCCTTACAATATTCTTCAATATCAATATACTCTCCCATTGTTATCTCACTAAGATTAGGAATAAAGCCATACTTCTTTCCATTCCATTCTACTTTCTTTTGTAGCCGATCTGTATTTGGCTTTGAGGACATTAAGAATCTTAACTCTTTAGCTATTTTGTTTATATCCTTAACTTCCATTCTTTCCAACATCTCTCTTTTAATATCGCAAATAATACAAATCACTTGTATATTAAACTCTTGCTCCCCTAACTTTTTTTTCCTTTTCTTTAACCTTTGAAACTTGTTATACATCTTAATACTTATGTCATTCCAAGTAGTAGGTATTTCAATGCTTACTTTTTCTTTTCCCATTTTAATAGTATATATATTTAGTTAATAATCGTTTATAATATGTAATATTGTCCACTATAGTTAGTCATTAGCTTATTTAAAGCAACATATCTAACAGCATCTATAATGTGATCCTTTTGGTTAGTAGCAGGTTTATTTACTATATGTCCGTTCTTATCCGTAAGCCATTTGTAGTATTTAAACTCGTTTAATGTGTTTGTGCTATTCTTAGTTATATGTAGTTTAAAACGCCTTAAAATGTCTATTCCCATATTAATAGAGTCTGCTCCTTTCTTAGCTCCTTTGATATTAAAGTTTTGTCTATGCAGTTCTTCTATTGATTTAGGCTCTGCACTATCTGCTATGATTTCTGTTTGTCTTGTTATATTTAGTTCTCTTAGCCTTTCTGCTATATCTTGGTTTGTCAATCCTTTGCTATATATTAGTTCATTAATATACAAATCATCATTTAATTTATATACTTCTGCTATTGCTGTAGGATCATTACTGTAGCCAAAGTCCATTCCTATTGCAACTAACTGAGCTTCAGTAGGTACATTATTAGTTATCTCAAATTGTCTAAAGATAGTTTCTGTAGGCTGAGCCATATCCCCAAGTCCGTATATCTTCCAATAGTTACTATCTAACTCCCTAAGCCTTTCTATTTCTTTTATTGTTTCATCAGGTATAAAAGGATTGTCTAAATATGTTGATTTAATAAATGTACAATCATCTCTATTCATTACCCTATCATATATCCAACTATAAGGGTCAGATGGATTAAAGTCTAAATATATCTTTTCTGTACACCTTAAGGACAACTGAATGAAGTCCTCAAACGCAAACTCTGTTGCCTCATTAAGCCAAAGGTAATTCCTCTTTCTACCTCTAACCTTTGCTGGCTGGTCAACTGAAATAAACTCTATTGTATTATTATTTAGTTTGTAAGTAAGCTCTGACTTATTATGATTGTCAGGATTGTATAAGTTATGATGCTCTAAGATATTAAAGAAGTCTCTATAGGCAGAAGATTTAAGGGCAGGCAAAGTTTTTCTACAAATAGTATATACCTTACCCTGTTCCTGTAATGCTTTCAGGATAATTAACTGTGCTAAAGAATAAGTCTTACTACTTCTAGTACCCCCTTGATTTACAACGATTCTAGTATTAGCATTAAGATTCTTCTGTAGTACTACTGTTCCCTGTAGGTTTAACGATTTCAATTTCTATCTTATTTATTTTTTCTTCATTAGAAGTAAGGTTTATATTCTGCTTTTGTATATACCCTCTTTTATGCCCTTTATGTTGTAGATAGAATATAATACTCTTTTCCTTTAGGTTTTGTATATTCTTAAATAATTGACTTTCTACAAAGTCTAATTTAACGCTATCTATCTCATCTACTTTCTTTCTAAATTCTTCATCTTCTTTATACCATTTATAGAAACTTGACCTACTTATATTTGCTTTACTACAAGCTGTAGATACTATTCCTAATGAGTTCTCTAAACTCTCTATTAACATTTTTTTCTTTATGTGTTCTTTTTTGCTCATTTTATTAAATTTATTTTATAGTTACTTTATATCCCTTGCCTTTTAAATCTTCATATAATTCATTAGCTAATACTGCATCATCTTCTTTTACTGTTATTGTTATTGGCTTATCTTCATCTATTTTGTCTATATTGAATCCTAGCTCTATGTCTTTAAATCCCCATTCCTTTAAATCTACTACATCAAAGTTACTTAGTAAATCCATATCCCATTCTCCACCATTTTTATTTAGCCTTACATTTAACTCTCTTTCATCTTCTTGGCTTAGGTTTACGCTTACTGTAGGCACTTTCTCAGCTCCAAGCTCTCTTAGTATTCTTAATCGCTGATGTCCACCTACTACTACATTCTGCCGATCAGGATTGATATTTATTATAATAGGGTCTACACAACCAAACTTTTCCATAGATGCTTTTAAATCCTCGTATTGCTTATTGCTAATCTGTCTTGGATTGTACTCAGCAGGATTAAGACTGTTTATGTTTACTAATGTAATTTTCATATAAGTATTTTTTAATGTTTTCTAAATGTTGTATTCTACAGTATGTGTTAAACTCTTTATCTGTTTCTGCAAGGTTATGACAATCTCTACAAAGAGCTACTAAGTTCTCTACATAGTCTTTACACTTGCTAGAGCCTAAACCTCTTGCTTGTATATGATGAATGTCTACAGCTTCAGTACCACACATCTCACAGCCTATAAAGTCGCTTTCATCTAAGTAAAAAAAAGTCATATATACCTTAGTATGGTTTCTCATTTAAATAGTCCTATTTGTTCTGTTTTATTTTCTTTTAAATCTATTAATGTTTGAAATATTGTTTTTCCTGCTTCATAATCTACTAGGTTTCTAGAGATTTTTCTTTTACTTTGACTACCCTTATATTTATTAAAGTCGTAATCGTGAAATTTAATTAGCCTTTTCATTTCATCTTTGCCTTTACACATTTGTATTTTTCTATTTGTTAATATATTTGGTAAATTAAAATTAGTCCAATATAAGTGTCTATGCCTTTGCTTTCCAGGTATTAAACAGTCATAATAAGGTATAACATTTTCAACACAATAACTACCTTTAAATCTTGGCTCTTTTCCTTTTATTACTGTTTGTAATAATATAATTTCTTCGTAAAGTTTCATATCTGGGTACATAGTTTTTACTTTAGTATTCCACCCTCTAGCTCTACTATGAGTAGGACAAGGAGGGCTGCTCCAAATAAAATCGTATTCTTTATAGTGGTCTAATAAATATTGATGAGCATCTGCTACTATTACTTTATCATTAGGGAATCTTTCTTGATACAATCTTGCAAGTTCTTCATCTAATTCTACAGCAGTAACTTCTATATCATCTTTTACTTCATTCCATTTGTATCTATTTCCACCTAAACAGGCATATAAATTAAGTATCTTCATCTTCCTTGTCCTTTATATTTCTTTACATAATTTTTACTACTCTTATTAAAAGAGGTTTTGCTTTTCTTGTGTCTGCCGTGATGTTTCTTTTTATTTGGGCTAAATCGCCATACATTCTTTTTCATACTTTACAAGACTTTTCATAAACCTTTTTAAGATTTGTCATTATTTGCTTATTACAAGGGCTACAGCTTTTCCATTG